CCCTTCGGGGAGGGCAGGGGATTCTTTGCGTCTAGGGGCTATTCAGCCGCCACAGCCGCCTAGCTCGGCTGTCCTCGGTCCCGTAGCGTAGCACTGGCGACCCGATCACCCTGGCATCGCTTGGCCGTAGTTCCCACGGCTTCACCTCAGCCGGTAGCAGACTGCGCGGCACCTCGGACTCGTGGCAGCCGATCTCGGAAGGATTGCCCGGAGCCAGCCCAGAGGCATCGCCTTGGTAGGGATACCCGGAAGCCGGCATAGAATGCCGCGCCTGCATATGTTCAAGCGCATAGGCTTCCGCAATAGGTTTAGAGTCCGTCAGCCCTTCCGCCGAACACCTGTGGCAGCTCCACCCCCACAAGTACGTGCCCCGCTTACGCCAGACGGTGGCTGCGCTCATGGCTCCCTCAGCGCCGCCTCTAGCCTCTGCACCAGATCGTACATTTCCGGTATCCGTTCCACATTGGACTCAGGCGGCACCTCAGCGATCCAAGTGCATAGCCGATCCGCTGCCAGCCTCAGCCGCTCGTGCTTGGCCTGCTGGGCCTGGTAGCGCCTAACCGTGGCCTCTAGGGCAGCTATGCGCTCTCGGTACGGGGGGACGGTCACGGCTCGGCCTCCATCGGGTCGCCGCACTCACCGCAGAATCGGTCGCCGACAAACGCCTCGTGTCCCGATGGGCAAAGGGCTATCCGCGCTAGCTCTGGTTCGCCCACCGCCATAGTGTGCCCCGATCCGCAGACCGCCATGTTCACTCGCCAAGCATAGCCCTTGGGCGCATCGGGGTAGCTCACGGCTCAGCGTCCAGTGGCAGCTCCATCTCCCAGTGCCCGCAACGCCAGCACCGCATGACCACCTCGTAGCTAGCCCTCTCCGGCGTGACTGTCCACTTGGGCACCGCAACGTATTCTTTCGCCCCACATTCCGGACAGACCTGCGCTTCCTCATCGTGTTGCTCGCTCACGGCTCGGCGTCCAGTGGCAACTCCACCACGCCCCGCCCGCACCGTTCGCAGCGCACCAACATGTGGTCGAAGGTCAACGTCCCGCACAGCGAATCCACCGGGTGAAAGTCGCCGCGGTGCTCGGTGTGGTAGGCCACTTCGCGACGATCTGAGCCGCACTTGGCGCAGGTCCGGTACTCGTAGAATCGCTCGTAGGCCATGATTCCCTCCTATGGCTGCTGGTCGTACGGCAAGGTTTGAAGCTCTTGGCGCAGGGCAGCCCCCATTGAACGGCCCACTTCCACTCTTACCCCCAAGGCGTTGATCTTCTGCCGCAAGTACCTAACCACGGCCTCCGACTGTAGCGCCTTCTCTTCCAGCTTGTCAGTCGCCAACCTAGCCCGATGCTTCCTCATCTCGACCGAACCCTCGGCGGTCAGATACGCCGTGCTCTCCGCGACATCTGCCGCATGTCGGGCCTGGACCGCCTCTAGGTCGGCGTCCCGGAGTAGGTTGACGGTGTGGTCTAGCTGGCGGGCAAGCTCTGCGAGATGCAAAACCACTTCTCGCGGAGTAAGTTGGTCGATCACGACACCCACGCGTCAGCGTCGGCAGCCTCTTCCTCCGGGAAGAGATCCGTGATCTCCGCCTCTTCGCGCCCCAATGCCTCCAGGTTCTTGAGGGCTTGGCGGTAGTAGCTCGGCTTGAGTTCGACCCCCACCCCGAACCGATCACTCCGGACAGCCTCATACACCTCGGACCCCACTCCCATGAAGGGGGTAAAGACTCGCTCCTTGGGGTTGCTCCAGAGTTGCAGACACCGCTGGATCACGTCTAGCTGAAGAGGGTGCATGTGCTTCTCATCCTCTTCGTCCCTGGAGTCCCGGAATGGTAGCACTCGCCCGATCCTGATATCGTCCCAAAAGGCTGAGGCGTACTGTCTCCAGATCCAGTGAGAGTACCGATTCTGGATCTGATTCCCGGTCCATCCTCTGTAGCGGTGCAGCTCGACAGGGACATTCCGCTCACCCGCGTACTCCGTCAGTCCGTTGGGGTGAGCGATGGGCTTGGGGTTGTCCCCCCGCTTGCGGAACACCAAGAGGTAGTCAGCCGACGCCACGGAGCACCGGGACGAATCGTCCACAATGGTCTTGTGGGCCAGGTTCTTGGCCATCGTCCGGTTGCGTACCCCCAAAGGCTCCTTCCAGATGTGGTATCGGGCGATGTAGTCGAATCCGACTTCACGATGCAGCCTGATGATGTCCCCCGGTAGATCCATGAGGGCATCCCGGCCAGAGTTCCCAGTCGGCACATCCATGCAATGCACCGCAGTCATCCGCCCGGGTATCGTCAGCCGCTCCAGCTCGCGGATCACGAACCCGTAGTGCGACAGGAACTCATCATAGCTCCGGGCGTTGGACAGATCCCGAGGCGATGAGCTGTAGTGGTAAAGACCCGCAAACGGTGGCGAGTAGACCGACAGGTCGATGGACTCAGCGGGCAGCCCCGCCATCACATCCATGCAGTCCCCGTTGTATACCGCGTACCGATCCGTGACGACTTGCTCTGCTACCGAAGCCATGCCGGAACCTCCATCTCGGTCTCAAACTCCTGCCCGCTCCGGACCCCCAAGGCGTCGTTCATGTGCTTCAAGAGTGCGTCGAACATCATGTCCGCTCTCTTGGCCTTGCGCTGCAAATTAGCCAAAGCGTTAGCCCCCCCTTCGGTCGTGATAATGTCCACCGTCACCGGGCTGGTCTGACCGAACCTCCAGCACCGCCTCACGGCCTGATAATACTGCTCGTAAGAGTGGGACGGAAAGAACACCACCCGGTGGCAGTGCTGCCAGTTCAGCCCCCATCCCCCAATCTTCGGCTTCGTTATCAGCACTCGGGTATCGCCTTGACTGAAGTCCCGGAGCTTCTGTTCTTTGGACTCGATGGTGTCGGCTCCGCTGATCTCCACCGACCCCGGAATGAGTTGCCTTAGTCTCCGGCCCTCATCGTTCAGATTGCACCACACAACCGTGGACTCATTGCCCTGGGCGCACTCCGCCGCCGCTTCGCACCTCTCCGAGATCGTGCGCCTCAGCTCTTCCCGTTCCTCGTCTAAGCCCAAGGCGGGCATGTCGAACAGCTCTCCGTCCCGAAGCGTGCGGGCGCTGACTGAGTGAAGCTCGTGGACCAAAGGCGGCAGGACGAACCCATCGTCCGAGAACCCCATATCTGACGGCTTCCGGCACGCTCTGGCCCACGAGGCTACCCACCTCCAGAAAGGATCTTCGGCGTGTCCCTTGAACCGCCATCCCTTCTCTGGCCCCTGGACCACCTTGTGATCTCCGAAGATGCGCCGCTGGAAGCGTCCGCGCACGTCTGCCGTCCTCTGATCGTTCACGAAGAAACGGCCAAGCATGTCCATGAACCCGAGTTGCCCCAAGGCTTCCGAAGCCGTCCCCAGCTCGATGTAGTCGTTTGGCGCTGCCGTGGCGGTCCCCAAAAGGCGGTATGGGACGCGCCGCAGAAACTCCGTCACGATGGCCCGGCGCACTCCGTCAAAGGACTTGATCGCGCTCGACTCATCACACACCACTCCGCCGAAGTCGTCCGAGTGGAACTTCTCCAGCCTCTCGTAGTTGGTGACCGTGATCGGCCCGGCCACTGATCCATTTCGTGAGATCGCGGCCTCTACTCCGAACTTCTCGGCTTCCCGTACCACCTGAAACCCGACCGCCAGAGGCGTGACCAGCAGGACCGGCTTTCCCGTGAACCGATGCACATTGTCCGCCCACACTAGCTCCATCGGGGTCTTGCCTAGCCCGCAGTCAGCAAACAGGCCCGCCCGCCCTTGTCGAATGGCCCACTCGGTTAGGGTCCGCTGGAAGGGGAACAGGTAGTCCGGGATCTCAAGCGGCGCAAACCCACCCCCGTCGGCAAGTTGCAACTTGCTCTCCAGGAATTCCTCGTAGCTCACTCCCACTTGATCCGCCCTCCGTCGATCCGCTCAATGATCTGCACCGCCACCGCCGCAACCTGGATCAGCTCGGCCCGAAGGTCTGCCACCGTCCCATTGGCGAAGCGGATGTCATGCACCGCCCTAGCCACTTCGCCGCACTCTTCCGCCAAGACCACGGCGTACACGAAGCTAGCCTCTACGCGCTCGCCCCACTGGGTATCCTGCCTCACGCGCTCCTGCCGGACCTCAGCGTACACGTCCGCGCTCTCACTCATGGACGTCGTACTCCACGGCCAGGTCGATCTTGCCGCCGTCTCTTACCCACTGTGTCGGCCCGTCCTCGATCTGGATCAGGGCGGCCTTGTGCAGACGGCTGACGCGTACCACGCGAATCCGAAGGTGAGTCGAGAGCGTCCCCGTCAGGGATTGGAGCTTGACAATCTCCGCGCTCATGGCCGCAGGTCCCGGCAGACGCGGCAGTCGCATTTCCCTGTTCCGTAGCAGTGCGGGCACGGATCAGTCTCCCCGGTGTCCCACCATGAGGTTGTGCCTATCTTGATGCCGTCTCCCCCACACTCTTGGCACTCATCCCTGGAGGGCTGGAAGGGCGGCTCTGCAACGCTCACGGCTTGACTCCTTCCTGCGAGTTCGGAAGTGCGTTTCTCTCCGCCTCCGGGTGCTTGGCCCGGATGCAGTCCGCGCACACCGACCGTTTGCCCAACTGCCGGGACCGGTAGGTCAGCGGACGATCACGCCCGCACTCTTCGCACTTCACTTCCCTTCCTCCAGCCACTTCCTTACCGTCTTCCCTTCCGCTGGGGTCAGCTCGTACGTTGTGCAGTCCACAGTGAACCGGTAGCCGCCAGAAGCGGTCGGCTCGCAAATTGCGATTGCGCGGGCATATTCATCCCGCGCCAGCTTGCGGAAGGCGCGCATCACAGCAGCGCGCTCATCCGGGGTCACCTCACCGCCTCCGAGATTCGGCTGATGTCCAGCGCCATCATGCTCTGCACTTGCCCACACTCCTGAGTGAAGTCACAGTACCCGCAGTGCTTACCCGGGGAAGCCGGGTAAACCCCAGAGTCCCTTATGAACGCCGCCGTGATCGCATCCTCAAGCGCTTGCTCTTGCTCTTCCTTGCCGATCTCTACGGCCTCATAGGTCCACTGCGGGGCCTTGAGTCTGGCGGTCACGTAGCAGACCTCCAGCCCGGCCTTGGTCCTGGTCCCGACCTCCTGCCCTTCCGCTATCGCCACGCAGCCAAGATACAGCGCCAGTTGGTGCCGTCGCTTGCCCATCCACTCCGGGTCCAGCCTGCCATCCTTCACCCTCTGGGACCGGCTCAGCTTGTGATCCACGATAGTTCCGTCTGAGTCGATCCGGTCCACTATTCCGGTGATGGTCTGCCCTCGGTACGGTACCCGGAACTCGAACTGAATGTCCTGTCCGTGCCATGCCGCGTGGTCCGCATGGAACCCCTCCAGTGCGACCTCAAGCGCCGCCCCTTCCTTCTGCCTGGTCTCCCTATCTGCCAGATCGTCCGGGATCAGCTCGATGCGCTCCCACATGGCCGCCACTCCCCCCGCTAGATCGGTCTCCCTTCCCAGCAGGGCCGGGGCCAAGATGCCGTTCAGCCCAAGGTCTAACGCTGATCCCAGCTCCATCGCCAAGCTGCCCGTAGTCGGTAAGCGAAAGCGCCGCTCGAAGGCGTAACGGAGCGCGCAGGCCGAGTCATAGCCGGGCACCAGTGAGGAAATCTGGCTGAACGAAACGTGCGGGCTGGCCGGGAAGACGATCGGGTTCACTCGCGTGGAAACTGGACGCCGCCAAGCGCCAGATCCATCTCCACTGGGTCTACGTCCTCGTCGGACAGGTTGGTGATGATGGCCCGCTTTGCCTCATCGGACAGTGCCGCCAGGGCCGCGCCTCTGATCTTCCACTGCCCATCCCCTACTGGGGCCAAGCAAGCCGCGCCGCCCTCCACCGAAGCGAAGGCGTCCCTGATTCGGTCCTTCGGCACCGCGGGCAGCAGCCCCCGGATCACGGCCACTAGCGACGTGCTCGCGCTCGACGTGGCGGGCTGGCCGAAGTCCGGGATGCTCTCCGGGTCCGCATCCGCCATCCCCTGGAATTGGTCCAGCGTGCCGTTGGCCGTGAACTTGCAGGCCGGATACCCCGAGCATCCGACGAATGGCCCCTTGGTCCCGTTGCGCTCCCGTAGTGGCTTGCCGCACTGAGGGCAGCTCACAACCGGCCCAGCCTCAGCCTTGACCGTGGCCGCGTCATCCTTCTGCCACAGATCCAGCGCTACCCCGTGCCTCATGGCGCACCTGCGGATGGCATCTGAGACCACGTGCTTCAGCGCTTCGTCCTTGTCTGCTGGAGCATAGCCCACATCCCTGCGGGTCACCCCGTTGACCGTGAGAGCCATC